CACCTAATATAAGGAAATCAGTCATAATCAGCCGCCTTGAATATTATTTCAATTAAACTTGTTTTTAGTGCTATTTCTGTTATTTCATAGCTCATATCAAATTGTCATAGATTTTGACTTTAAGCTTCATCAATTTTGTTGAATCCGGTCCAGAATCAACAATCTCTTTGTTATCATCCACGATTTTATAACCGGTGTTATGGACCCTGATCCATACTTTATTGATGTTTTTAACACGTCCCTGGCCTAGCGCTGAATCTTGCGGCAGGAATATCGGGTTAGTGATCATGTCAGCGGTTATTGGTAAGCCCACATGCACTTTAGTTGCCGGGCAGGCCATGTTGATAGCTCCATCTGTTACTGTAAGTGGTGTGCGGACTTCGCCATCCGCCAATATACTGACTGTCTCACCTTCAAGATGTCCAAGTCCGCTTATGGTTGTCGCAGCAGTGCCGGTATATGTTAAGCCGGAATCGACAAAAAAGGCGTCGTTTAAATTAGTGAAATTGCGATCATGCAGGAATTCTATATAGCGCTTGGTGGCACCGCCGATAGTACGCTTGACAATGGCATATAGAACATCGTAGCCGTTTTCGGTAATAGCACAGATTGACTCGAACAAGCCGTTAATGGTGTCGTGCTTATGCCAAGCCCATACTTCTTGATTGGGAACATAAGTTAAACCGAGCAGTTGGCCATCGGTATTAATAGCCCATAGAGTCGGAATGGGTGAACGGGTAAAAGTCATATCGAATATGGTCTTATTGTCAAACAAGTGCGGTGCCAATAGGCACACATCATTACTGACATAGCCGCCGTTGTTATCCTGATAGGACATTTCCCGGATGTGCCCGCCTTGTGATTGCGGATATAGGATGTAATTGTTGGCTAATACTGGAGACACATTACCAACACCGTTCTGGCTTTGCGGTTTGATCGTAAAAGATGTTGGAGTTAAAGCGTCAGCACTGGAATAAATCCGCCATTCAGTCGAAGCAGTCATTGCCATGATGTCTATGGAAGGCATCAAGTGTTTAATGGCATTGGCCCGCTGTGCGGCTATTTTAAAGCGCAAGGCGTCATTGGGCAGGCTGGGTACAGAATAGCCCATGTTATTGTTTGATGATGACCTGGTGGCCCAGATATTCATGGGCTGGTTTAGCGTATTGGCAAAAAACCTCCGTTGCTCGTAGTAGCATACCGTGGCCGGGTAGTTACCCGCGCTGGCAAACAGGGTGTCATGCATCGGTGGGGTTTTGCTGATGTCAGGGATTACATTGTCATCCGTAAATGATAGCCCAGTTGTCTGTCCAATATAGCCCCAAGTTTCCCCAACCTGTTTATATACTTTGTAATAGCTAGCGCCCGTTACTGCGTTCCAGCCGATTTTTGTAAAGTTACCTGATTGAGTGAGGTCATTAACCATTGTCCAACCATTAGGGACAGTTGCCAGGGGTGATTCATCTTCACCAAAGCTATCCAGGGCCGAGACGGTATAAAAATGATTTTTATAATAGCCAGTACCCGTGAAAAAGAAATAATTTTCCAAACCGGTTAATCCGGTGGGTGCTGGTAAAGGTGAGTTAAAGTTAATTGTTCTTAGAATCCACCGTGTGTTAGCATATCGACTAAATTCCCTGGGCGGGTGGTTTTGATGTACCAAAGTTAGCACATCTCCGGATTGAGCTATATTAATACTGCTTAATTCATGGGTGGCATAAGGATTTGGTACCTCATAAATACCCTCTGGCATTGGATGCCAATAGGATGCATTAGGCGGTGCATGGCCTGTTGTATCAGCAACACAATAATAATTAACACCGCTACTGCTGGCCAGATCGCCAATCACATAAGCGGTTGCATTGTTATAAGCTGCTACTGTTCCGGGCGATAATGATGCACCCAGGCCATGCGCACGGAAGTAACCAGCTCCCAGTTCAATGATAAATGATTGACTGTCAGAAAATGAAAAAGGGATCAGCCGGGTAAAGTTTGCCGAGTTTTTTACTTCATTGACAAACTGGAAGCCAGGCCGGTTTTGAGAAGTCCCGTGCGGTGTAATAATAAAGTTACGGCAGGTATCCAATGAGTTTTGGACCGGTTCAAGATCAACCCGTCCAATCAGTTCGCGCGATATTTCACCGCCAACAAAACAATGGCGGATTGTGCGAATGTTTGTCGGCGTGTTTTGATCAGCCATTACGTGCTGCTATGCCGGATGGGATGAAATTAGAAGATACCCGTCTGTTGGACAGTTCGCCATCTATTGCTTTTGCCAATACGCTAGGGAAAGCATTCATCAGGTCTATTTTGGCCTTTACGCCGACATCACCTTTTAGCATTGGCCCAGCCAGATAACTTGACAACATCCAAACAACACAGTTTCTGGCAGCTATTGACAGTTTTGTTGGATCGGTTAACAATCCTTGGTATTCAAGCTCAGCACCGGACAGGTTGGTATATAACACCAGCACACCAGCGTTATTAGTGCTAATTTCAAAGGCCCATTTCTCGCGGTTGGTCACCAGATAATTTGCCGCTGAGGCATCGTAGATTTCAACGACACGGTTGAAGTCTACGGGCAGTGTATAGCAGTATAACCATCGTGAGTCAGTGTTTGACGTAGCAATCATCACGGCGGTTTTTTTGTTGAATGCCCAATTATGACAGTCCAACACATCATTAAGCGCGATAGGATAGAACTGGGCGCAGTACATTGCCTGTGCGGATTGGTAAGGAAGTGCCAGGCTGGTCACCATGGCCTCATCACCTAACGATGCCAGGGCAAGGTTGCAGATTTCTATAGCTGTTGACATGGCATCAATCCGGCAGATTATTGGTTATTTGCCACGCTTCCGGTTTAGACAGAAACGAGGCGTTTTAAGGTGTTTATCTGTATTTGCTACCTGGCTTTTTGTCATCGATTTCCAATTTATTTAAAGCTTCAATCCTTGAATCATAAACCGTTTCGATGCTGTCAGACTGGTAGCCAATAGGGAACTCAGCGTCGAATTCTTCTCCTGGCTTAATATGTCGACATTGTGTTGAGTGCCATATTAGTACGTTTGCTTTATATATAGCCATTAGATAACCGCAAATCCAGAGGCATAGTTTTTGCCTGAAGTAACTTCTGTATCAACAATTTGTGCGGTGAATTTACCTGCTGTTAATGGACCAGTTGCTACCGTATATTGCAGACCGAGATAACGCTGTCCAATAGGTTGCGCTAATAATTGCGGGCTGTCCAAGTGAATATTGATAGGCATTCTTCCGGCCGTTAGATCAGCTTTTGGAATGGGGCCGGTTTGACTGATTATCGTTGGCGAACCTAAATTCGCAGCAGCTGAACTTATGATCTGAAATGTCACGGTGGCTGCTCCATCAGCGGTGACAGTTTCGTCAACTGTCACAACGACATAAAGCTCCTCACCTGCTGCAATGTCTCGTGCAGTTCCTAAATCTAAAGTATTGGTTGATACGGCAGAAGCGGTGACTGCTTGTGCTGAGGATAATGATAATAATGCGTCGGTGTACATTGGTTTTCCTTTGTCATTAACAGGTTGTCATTGACAGGAAAAGCTTTTTAAGCTCTGCCTGTCGTCAATTATATGTAATAGCGCTTAAGATATTGCTGTTTCAGCAATGCCAAGGCGATCAACAGTGCGCACCGGTATGCCCATGAATGATAGTTGTTTCATAGAGGTTCCGAATTGCGTCAATGCATCCTGCACGCTTAATACGTTTTGTGATTTGTCCAACGCCTGAATCATCAGTCCTTCCTTGATAGACCTGTTACAGTAAAACGCAGCGCGGCCCATGTTGAAATTTGGGATTCTGGCAATGGCTCTGACCATCAATTTAACAACATTGGTTGCCGCCGTTCCCGCTTGGGTTCCGGTAACGCCAATCCAATCAGACATATCAATATTGGCAATACGAACCCCGTAACGCCAATCTTTAACAACCAAACCGACTTCCCATTCAAATAATGATCTAACCGCTTGATAAAAGTTTCCGCTAGCATCAGCGACCGACTCTTCACCAAGATCCCGGTTAGTCAGTCCCGCTTGTGAGCCTTTTGGAAATGGGCAAAAAATGGTTTGTTCCCCAAATACGACAAGATACATTGACGCATTATCTGAACCTGATCCGCCAGCAAGTATTACGTTACCGCCGTTACCTGCGCTGGTGGAGCTGTAGCGAGTCGCCAGTCCGGTAAATTCTTTAGAATCGACGCCAACATTACCGCTGAATAATTTTTCAGTGAATTTTTGACCCATAGCTTCAATAAAAGGCGATTCCTCAGAGAGTCTAAATGCTGCTGAATTACCATTTAATTTAAGTAAATCTATATCAATATGTGATCTGCCGACTATTTTTGCACACGGCTCAGTGACTTGAGAAGTTAATGATTTAGATACAGGCGTACCGGCGTTTAAGGCTTTAAAGTAAACATCAGGAAGCCCGGTGCGGATTGTCACAAGATGACTGGTAGGCTGGTTTGCCTCAATTACGACAATATCTTCCAGGATTTCGTTTTGTTGTGACAACAGCTCCGCAATGCCTGAGTCGACTTTGCCGTTGACGGTTCGTTTTGCTGCATCAAGTAATGTCAGCTGGTTTGCTGCTAAAGTTGCCATGTTTGTTCCTTAAGGATTCATGTTCGAGTTTGGGTACAGTTTTTGGGCAAAGGTTTTGTCACTAGAAGTAGTGCTGTTACCACCAACAACATAGTTATCTTCACTCAGTTGCTGGCCAATTTTATAAAATGCCCGAATCAGTTCCGGGTGATTGCCGAGGCCGGTTTCGTTTAGTGTGATAATCAGTTCAGGCGTTGCAAAGGCATCAAGCGCCCGCTTGGATATTGCCAGGTTCTCGTTTAGCTTGTCGCCGCCCAGTTCTTTGTCCGCTTTGGTAGCGTTGAGCCAGCCGTTGATTTTTTCAGCTTTCTCGGTTTGTTGCGCTTCGCTCCATTTTGCCGATAGCTTTACCGCGATGTCCGTCAACGCTTGCGCCTGGTCCTGCTTTAATCCCATACCTTTGGCAATGTCCTTAAATTCGTTCAAGGATTCGCCGTCTATTACTACGCCTTCAGGAATTTCAAAATCGGTATATTCCAGCGCTTCAAGGGCATGCTGTTCAACTGTTTGTCCTTCCGCTTCCTGGCTTTCATCAGCTTGCTGTTCAAGCGCAATGGCCGCTGTCGTTGGTTCTTGTGTTGCGAGTGTCGTAGCTTCAGGCGTTTCGGTTATTAGGGTCATGTTTTTCTGTTAACAGTTTTAAATAAAGGTCAGGGCAGTCGTTAAATTTATCCAGCAACCAAAGCCCTATTGACCGTGCGCCTTCATTAAATGCGGTAGTTTGAGCATCACCGGTAAAGGTCGTACGATAAACGCCGCATTGAGCCAGCAGGTCACGCATAAATTTACGACCGGTTTCCGTGACTGCCACTGCTTTAAAGTTGGCTTCATCAATCTGGCGATTGATTTCCTGCGTTTCTTCGCGTTGTTCGCGTTGCAGTTCAGATTCGTGTATGTTCATAGGTTTTATATTAAACTTGTTTTACTAAATCATCCGCACGGGTTATGAATAGCTCTTAATCACGTTTGTACAAATAAAACAGGTCTAATGCTAGGCATAGCACCGTCATTAGTTGTGATAAGCTCAATAACTATTTGAGATAATATTCCGCTAGAACTTTTAGTAATGACTTCAATGAGTATTTGGGACAATGCTACTGCATCACGGCTATTAATAACCTCAATGACTTGTTGTGATAATGTATTAGTAGTCATTACACCACCTTAACACCTAAATCTAACGCATCAATATCAGCCTTAACAAATGCTGCGCTAGTAATAGGGTTTGTTTGAAAAACATACGTGGCGATACTATAAGATGTTGTTATTGCCGCTGAGTCGCCTAGATGTTCTGACGCACCATCTATAATGATAGGTGCAAGAGTAGCTGAACCTGCATCATCTTTTTTTGCATATAACGCAGTTTGAACACCCATAATTGTCGTAGGAGTATGCGACATATTTTGAAATGTTGTTGTGTTTCGATCACCTAATGTTGCACTCACTATATTTGTGGTATCTCCGTCAGGGGTAGTGTCATCTATAAGCAGATAGTTATCAGTGCTATTACCATCTGATCCTGTAAAATTAGAATACGTTCCGTTTCCATTAGGGAAATAACAATCTATTCTACAATCTCCTAGGAAATTATTATTAGTTGCGCCGGTGTCATCTG